AAGCTCCTTGCCCTCCGCTGCCCTCTCAGCGTTTAATGCCGCTAACTCAGAAAGCTGCTCGTCCGATACGAGATTGGTGAAATCTAAAAAGCTCATGGCCCATGCTCCGTTGTTACAACGCTACTTTACAATAAACCCAAATGAAAATACACCCGGAATTTTTTTCAGTGAGTTTGTGCCTTCTTCGCCCGTCTCGTCCGCTTGAAACTACGGTTCTTACTCCTAGACAACACTCCCAAATTACCCGCTCCGTTGTTTCTTGGATTACCGTCCTTGTGCGTCACGTCCTTCCCATCACCCTTCTTGACCCTTTTTTTCTTGATCATAGCTGCACGGGCCGCGTTCCTCGCTGCTCGGTTCTTCTTCTGCTTTGGGGACGAATGGTAGTTGTCGTACTCGGATCTGTAGTTACGAGCCATGGGTGTTCTCCTTACGTTCTCAAACGGTATTATACACGAATGAATTTACAAAACCAACATTATAGGGCGCACACACAGGAGACGTATCACAAATAAGGGGGTTGTGGGGGTTCGGTCCCTGCAAAATGTTGTTCCGTTTTTGCAGCAGTAACCCCCGTTGGTATAGTTTACAAAGGCATCTTACTGTCTCAGTCCTATGTCCTGGGCAAGCTGTTTCTATACCCCCGGGGTGTCTAGGATTATCCAGAAAAGTTTTGGTTTCGACCTTTTGTTTTTCTGGGCGTCCGAGTCGGCTGTCGTAAATCGAGCCTGTAGTCTCGACCCTTCGGGCTTCCATCCTGACGCAACGGTCCTTCGGCCCGTGTCTGTATTCCAACAGACAATGGACCAACGGAGACATCCGTTGGATCGATGTTCAAAGATGATGTTGCACCCGGATCCTTGCGCTGTCCACGGCAGACAAGCTTCTCCACTCGAAAAAAGTCTGAATAGCAGTCAGCCTTTTTTGAAGACGAGTGGAGCCTCTAAGAGCTTGTCCAGTCCGTGTACGTGCGCCCGTTGCTACACACACAACAAAATAGCCGTACGGACTGTGCTCAAGCCGCGTGGCGTTATCAAAGGATGTGTCGTCAACCCCCTTTTCCAAGTATTCAAAGGGGGTCGGTGATACGTGACCAAACGTCAGTGCAGTGGCTCTGACGAAAGGTCACTTCGCCTTGCGAAACACCTTGACCATTCCCGAAGTCAGTGCAGTGGCTCTGACTTCGGCACGATCCTTTGATCCGCAGGTATCTTGACACATCGTACGACAATTCCGTCATGCGTGTTAAAAAGGAGGCCATCATGGCTAAGTTATCTTACACCAACACCCAGATCACAGGTCAATTCGAGTTCAATCAAGACGATCTCGATACAATCATCAAGGCAATCGTAAAGACTGGTCCACATAGTGACTACTCTTCGGATCATCGATTGTTGAAAGAACTGATGGCAGGTCGTCGGATGATGCTTATCGAAAGCCTCAACCGTGTCGAGAACAGTTCAACGTACACGGATGACACGATCAGGTATCCAGAAGTAAAGGAGGCTTCATGAAGAAACAGGGTATGTTTCACACACCCGAATCGTGGGAGGATCTGCTTCGGTGGATCCAACTCCACCCAAAGTCGGACCAAGTCCATATTCTAACCGCAGCAATGATGTCTTGGAATCTAGCCTGCGACACAGTCAAAAAGGAGAAATCAAATGACTGACATTATCGAACGTTCACCAATGCACACTGAAGATCAACTGCTCAAGGTTGCAGATGTAATCATGGCTCTTATCGAACCACGCCTCAAGGAAAGGATGAAGCAAATGATTGACGAGCACTCGGACGATATCGGCAACAGTACGGATATCGACGAGCAGATCACAGACTGGATGCGGCTCAACTTTGATATATCGGACCACTTTGAGTTCGATATCCACGAGTACGAGTACGAGATCAACACCATGATTGACGACCGTATAGACGAAAAGGAGGAGGATGAGCACAAGTTCAGAGACCGTGTTAAAGAAGCATTAGGAGACATCACTGTCGGTGTCCCTTACATGACTTTCGACGTCAAGTAATGGTTGTCGAGATCGTACCCCACAGTGGGATGATCGTGATCTATGAAACAATCGGCGGGTACTTAGTTACCCGTCGATACATCGGATACACGAAGGAAGAAGCAATCACAGAGTTCAAGGAGGAACATTATGAGGAAAGAAACATATAAAATCGCAAAGGCTTTTTACAACAGACGACCCGCTTCGGCTGCTCGTACCAAAACCAACGGAGATGTCGTTTGGCTACATGACAACTTTATCGCATGGCGCACACTCGATGGCGACATTGGTTTCCGCTTGGCAGGTTGGCCTACCGTCACCACACGAGATCGTATCAACGGTATCCTATCAGTCTTTGGATACGGACGATGGGGCGTGGCACAACGGAACTATGAACAGTATCTCGTGCTCGGTTGGGATACGGGAGCAGAAAAGATGATGCCCATCGGAGATAACGAGCATTTCTATCTTAGCGACTTGAAAGGAATGGAGAGTCAGAAAGATATGTTTCATAACTACGCATAAGGAGAGGGAGCTTCGGCTCCCTACTTCACTACTATCATAATGTGCGTCCGCCATAGCGGATCGCATTCCGCGTAATGACGCGGTAAAAAAATTGTGTCGCAAGCGACCCAGTTTCATTGTAGCTCGGCTCCCTCGTTCCTCGGTCGCCTCGCCTGGGAAAAAGCGCCGCGTGGGGCCGCAGGGCTTGGCTCGAGCTTCAAGATACGCGCCGCGTGGGGCCGCAGGGCTTCGAACAATGACCCAAGATCCTTGAACCTATGGCCCTCCGCTCCCTTGATCCCATGCTCCGCTAAACTCGGTCCTTGGTTGCCCTCAAACAAAAATATGTCTCTTGTAGAGAGGCACTTAACTAAGTAAAAATTTGCGCCACCTCGTGCCCAATATGCCATATTCCAAGCGATTTGATGAGGCGAGAGATTTAGCTTATTGCTTTTGGTTGCCTTAAGTTCGCACCAAAACGGAACACCATCAGCGACTATGTGAACGTCTGGAACACCGCCCCCATGCTTGTTTTCAATCCGCGTTGCGAACCACTTTTTCGGTAGGTTCTGACGTATCGAGTTCCAAAAGTTCGCCTCTGGTCCCTTGCTCATTGGTTATGTCCTTGTACTCGCCCTCGATCTGAAAAGCCTGTGGGTATTGTTTTTGTAATGCTGCCAAACGTGCTGTAATCTCGTCCCTCGATAGTTGGTCGATTGTATTGATCGTCTCCCGCCTATCGATGGTCAATCCGCCAAGTGCTGACCGTATCTTCTCCGCGTTGATTGCTGCTGAAAAATGTCCTGCATCTTCGGCCCCCTTCGACAACTCGTACAGTCTTTCAAGCTGACCGATAGTCGTAACTCCATACCGCCTTTCGCGTTCTTCTCTCAACTCTTCGATGTACTCAACAACGTGTGGATAGTCTCTACCATTAAGCAAACGAGAAGCGTGTTCGACAGCCAGATCAGACTTGAACCCTGCCTTACGAGCGCACTCCGCATTGCTGTAGATACCTTCAACAACGTATCTTGCAAAACTCATTTGTCTGTTTGTTAATTTTCGGTCGTGTTTATCTTCGACCTCTGCCTTGATACTGGGCATACGTTTCTCTCCGTTGTTTTTTCCGACAATACACCGAATATTTTTGATTTGTCTATAAACAGAAAATGCCCCCTCCTTACCGAAAAAGTTTATTTTTTATTTTTATTGATGGCTTGATCGAGGCAAATGGAGCTATTGAGTACGGTCAAGTGTACTCTGAGTACATCAGTGAGTACGGTGCAAAAATACCTTATCTTATTGTATACAAACACTTTTTCAGGATTGAGTACGTTGAGTACGCTCAAAACGTGTTTTGAAAAAAAAAAAAACAAAGAGGGGGCAAATCCCTTTTTAAGAAAAAATTAAATTATTTTCGTTCTGCCTCTTGTAATGATGCTATCTGATACTATATGGTACTTTATAAGACAACATAAGGAGATTAAGATGGACACGATAATTGAGATGACTTTACCTACTCATTGGCTAACAGCAATATTTAATGATGATCGAACTGCGTTTAACGATGAGGATGAACAGCAATACAACTCATGGATCAAGGATATGAACACAGATAACTTTGACTGGCATGAACTTGACTGCGAACAAGAACCACATTTTGCAACCTATCACGATGCTAAACGCTATGGAGTTTTAGCTTGTGATGTTGTGAGGGTAACATTTGCAGTGACACCAACAAACAGAGAGGAGGAGTAATGTCTTACAATTTATCAGAGGAAGCCTATGAAATCGCTGACGAGGCGTGGCAAGAAACCAAGGACCGAGATGCGGCAATCGATTTCATTCATGAGACGTGCGACGGACATGAGCTATCGATCTATTATGGCAAGGCGATAGATTTCTGTGCTTCTAACGACACCACTTGTGGCGAGGATTATCTGGATGACATGGGAGGCATCTCACAAAAGGGCGATACGTTTGGAGCTATTGCTTGCCGTATTGCGTATGCTTGTTTGGTGAGTTCTGCATGGGCTTGTCTTGATGGGATCATTGATGAGGAGGAGCTAGAAGATGCTTGAGGGATGGTTTGAAACGGACTTTGGCATGGAGCCATTCTTGCTCGAGGACCAAGGTTCGTTTGTCGAGGCGATAGAGGAGATGGTGAGGTATGATGCGGACTTTGGTTCTACTGACATGGAGGTTGAGTGGAATGGCGAGGACGTAACCAAATTGGCTTATGACACAGTAGAGGAGATACATAATCGGGATGACTAAGAAACTTATCATAAATTGTTGGGAAGAGGGATCGATGGTCTTGAACTGGGATCCCAAGGCTTACAAGACCAAGGCAGGAGCAGCAAAGTCTTTGCACAAGGCGCTATGTAAGTGGTGCGAGGACATAGGGATGGACCCAAAGACTGAGTGTCACATTTGGACACCAGAAGAGCAAGACAACAGAGGTTATGGCAAGCACTGGTGCGTGAGCCTAGAAGCAGGGCCGTTTGAGTGGGCGGTTCATGCCTCAATGGTTATCGACAATCCTAATTGGTATGTCGAACCGTATTATTCTTTTAATTTACATTTTGTCGAGTGAGGAGAGATCATGAGATTATATACAAACAACCAAGGTTCGTGGGTCGGGACGCAAGCAGATGCGAAGCGTGAGTTCGGTAAGGACTGGAGCGAGGTCGGAGTACCGACAAGCAAGGACGAACTACTAGAGTTTCTTAACTTTAATGCAGTGGGTGGAGAGAAGATTGAACCTATTGTAGCTGACACGCCACGCACTGCCCCTCGAGCACATGGACAGAGTTGTTCGGGAAACAGGGATGTTCGTGAGGCCGCAGCACTCAATCGATATGATGTGAGGGATGTAGTGTTGAACTGTCCGAAGGAATATTTAGGGGGCGCATTGAGCGCGATAACAACAAGAATTTATGACATGGAGGATGAACTAAATGCCTAATCATTGCTATCAACAAGTATCTATCAAGGGGCCGAGCAAACTGGTCCGACAACTGTACGCAGAACTAAAAGAGAATAGTCGTTTCTGTGATGTGGTTATACCTATGCCCTTTGAGTTGTGGGCTGCACCAGATGTTAAAAGCAACAAGTATGGTTTCGAGACCACAAGTCCGCAGTGGTATGACTGGAGGTACGACAACTGGGATACCAAGTGGGATGTCTGTGATGTCGATGTGCATGGGGATCTCGAGACAGATGGAAAGCACGATTTCGATGATGATTGCACTGCATGGTTTAATTTCAATTGTTGGACAGCGTGGGGGCCACCACTGAATGTGTGGAACAAGTTGGTTGAACTGGGCGTTGAGGTAAACGCTGACTACCAAGACGAGTGCGGCAACTTTGAGGGCATGTATGCCAATGGCAAGAACCATAGTTGGGAGCCAGAGTATGAGGAGTGTGAAGATGCGTGAGGGACTTAGACGAGACATAAAGACAATGCTGTCTG